GATAGCGTTCCTGTTACATCTATATTGATTAAATCAAAAATAGTAGTGTAATTTGCCCATATTGGCTGCGGTCTATCAATAAAATTGGTAACAGTTTGCGTGCTGATAGTTTGATCGGCCATACGTCACCATGTATTTGAAATTTCAAGGAACGCCTCACCGGAATTATAAATAGTCAACGCTAAATATTTTTTACCTGAATAAGCACCAACGCCGCTAAAGGTATCGAGATGGGTTAGAGGAGTATCATGCAATGGCGACATTAAACCAGGCATTTCGCCTCGACGGATATTAGCCTCATGAACATAGACAGGCGACATCAATAAACCGCCGGTTACGGGGCCTGGGTAAGTTTCGCCGCCAGAACCAATAGTCGTTACACCATTAGCCCCCGCACTATCAATGGTTTTCCCCGCTGCCTTACTCGTCCCAGTCTGCCCATAGGCACGCGCAAAATAATTTCCGTTTATAGTAGCGTTTATTTGCGTCGCAAGCCCCATAACTGCACATACAGCATTTGCCGCCTGATGAGCTACGGCAATAACCGTATGGTATGCATCGCCTGATTTTCTGGTTGTTATGTCGCCAAAAAAATGCAAATAAGCAGATACACCGTCATTTTCTTTATCAATCCACAAATAAAACGCTTTTTCAGTAGCAACGACTATCCAGGCTCGCGTAGCCGAAGATGCTAATGATGATTTTCTGATATACCCGCCACCGCTTAACTGTGCAGCAGTAGGAAAAGCGTTTCCGCTGGTATCGGAAATGCTGGACATAGTTTCATAACCGACAACTCTTGAATCTGTTGTGCCGGTATCGTCAACATACAAATAAAAGCCATTGCTACCGGAACCCTGTTTGAATGCGGCTAGATTAGTTCCAGTATAGGGCTTGGTCCAACCGCTGCCCGCTTTGGTGGCGGTCGGTGAACCTGTGGCCGGTGTTGCCGGTGTGCCTGTAACGGTATAAGTCACTGCTGTTGGTGAACTTACGGTCGTTTCAAACTCACCGTTATATTCGGTTTCTGCACACCCGGCAATGGTCAAGCGATTATTAAAACTGACTAGACCATGAGCTGCGTTAAATGTTAGCGTCGCCGTGCTGCCGGATCGGGTAATTGATGAAACCGTCCCCGGACTAAAGCCATCAACCAGGCAGGCAGACAATATAGCATTCAGTTTGCCCACTTCGCCTGAGCAGGCAGGGGCATTGGTATCCGTGCTGCGATAGACTCTAACTGTCATAGCTTATACCGTTTTAAACCAGCCGTTAGTGGGTGGGTCGATGCGAAAATCAGACGCAATCGAAGCGGCTAAAGCTGAACCACTCGCGGTATTTAGATCAATGTAAAACAGCAGTTTACTGGTGGTTGCGCTAAAATTACCAGCCGCCACAGGCTGCACACAAATCAGGTATTTTTCACTGATAGTTACAGTCGTGCCGAAATTTGCCGCATCAGCATCATAAAAGGTGGTTCCTGCGGTTGTGGTGTTATCAATCGCAGGCGTTGTAACGTTGATAGGTGCGCCATCGCCAGCCGTTTGTAAGGCGGCGCCGACATCATTTGTAGTGGTATGAGCGGCCGATGGCGTATAGGTTTCGTCTGCAAGACACCACATAAGACTGCCCGCGGTGGCATCATCCCATTGCCGCCCTGCCGTGCCAAACAGCACCGACTCCAATTGATTGTATTTCGTAACTGTGCCAAGTGCCATGTTATGCCTCGTTTAATTGTCTGTTGACTAAAAATTTGATTTTCATTTTGTCTTTGTCGTCCAGGGTTTCCACAACCCCCGAAAAGACATTATTTTTTATGGATACGATAATAGCGCTATGCCGCTGGATCATTAACATCAATCCTAACCGTGTAGGATCGTCAATTTCTCGGATAACAATATTGAAGGTAGCATCACTGGCCGAATAGCCATTGTCTACGATCACAGAACCTCCATCGAGCGTCGCGCTACGAGATACCCGCCGAGATATATGCGACAAGTCGGAATCATCCAATATAACCGGGACTAAAAAATCCCCGTTGTAGTCGAATAGCTGCGAGCAGATCGAAATAATCATAAGCCCACCAGCAAGGACAATCCCTGTTCAGTGGCTTTAATCTGCGTGTATTTTAGGATTTTATCAAATACCATTTCCAGCTCCGGGGCTAGTGATCCCGCATCGATGCTAATCAGCGGATCACCTGATGATAGTTTGTAGGTTTGCGCTTGCAGCTTGGCGACAATGGCATCATTTAACTGCTGTTTTTGCAATAATTCAGCATCAAGCCGGCTTTCCATCCGCGTTGCTGCATTTTTTATTTCTGATTGATCCCATCGGCTACTGGTTTGTGAAAACGTACCCCATAGATCAGAAATAGCAGGTGTTAAAACTGCGACTATATCGGCAGTTGATTGGAATGCCGCAACTATTCTGGAGGTATCGGCCTCAATCTCAGCAACTTTTAAATCAACATTGGCTTGCACATCGATTTCATAGCGCTCATTGGAAAGCTTACCCATAGCGATAGTGAAATCATCCGTTTGCTTTTGGGTTTCGAGCATGACATCCTGGACGCGCTTCCATTCTTCAGTGCCGGCCTCATTTGCCTTGGCTGCGTCTTGTGTGGCTTTGGTTAAGTCTTTAGTCGAATCAGTAGTGGATTTTGCGCCTTGATTGATCTGGAACAATCCATTTGCATAGGTAATCGTCGCATTGCCAAGACCGTCAAGATTATCTTTAAAATACTGCTCTGCTTCAGCTAGCGTCTTAAAGCTTGCGATAACATTGGTTGTTTGCTCTTTGGTATCAACCAACCCGGCGGCCACCTGATTAACCGCGTCGGCAAAATCAAAACCGCCTTGTGCTGCTGCCGCTACTTCAGCATCAAAATCACGCACTCCTGAGCCTGCGGCTTCATAAGCACTTGTGGCCTCATTGAATACCAGACGGCCATCATCAACCGCCTTATTCAGTTCATCCATGCTGGTTACAGCAATGCCTGTACTTTGGCTGATAGCTGATAACTTGGTTTTTATGCCGTCCTGTGTTTCTGCCAGGTGTGCGGTGGAATCCGCAACGGTATTTTGCCGGGAATTGTACTCATCCCAGGCGTTGATATTTTCGGTAATGCCAAAAGCGAGGCCACCGACGCCGATGGTTATTGCGGTTAATGCGGTAATCAGTGGTAAAGCGGCTATTTCTGCGCCAGCAAAAGCAGTGCCTAATGCAGCGATGGATTGAGCACCTTGTATACCGGCAATAGCGGTCAAAGCCTTGCCTATGGTATCCATCGCATCAGAACCGCTTATCAACGCATCTTTTAGCGTCTCGAATACTTGCGCCAGGCCGAGCATATTGCCTGTTGTTTTTTTAGAGCCGTCATCCAGATCGTTGAACGCATCAACCCCCGCTAAAAAGCCTTGAACAACAGGCCCCCAAAAATCAACTATCCCGGAAACAACACGGTTCAATGATTCAAAGGAATCAACTACAAACTGAATGGCATTAGCCAGGCCTTCAGGTGTTGTCAGGTCAATATCACCAAACAAGTCACCCAACTCAAAGCCCAGATCACGGAACGAGTCTATTAACCCGGTAAAATCGACTTGGCTTAACGCTTCAGGCAAATTGGCGGCAATCTGTTCCAATGTAGCGGCAAGATCAGCACCAAAGGCATTGAAAGCGTCGAATACCGGATCAAACGAACCTTGATCAATTGAAATTGAAACCCCGTTGAAAACATCACTTACGGCATTAACAACATCGGTCCATTGATCTATTAAAGGATCGCCGATTTTCTGGCTTGTCACCACAAAAGCATTAATCATCTTTTGATTGGCAAGGTCCAGGTTATCCGCCATCAATTTAAAGGCATTATCGACATTACCGGTACGGCTTGCCATCGCGTCAAGTGATTCAGCAAATTTGCCTGACTTGTCAGAGGCGAGCACCATAATGGCGTTTAATGCTTCCGTTGAGCCAAAAAACCGGCCCATCGTTTCAATATTTCCGCCTGTTGCTGTATTGAGCTTGTCTAAAAAGCCTTTCAAGCCATCCGTTTTTAGCGCGTTTAAATCAAATTGCACGCCCAGTTCAGCAGCCGCTTTACCGGCTTCACTGGATGGGCTAATAATATTACTGATTGCTGCTTTTAAGCCGGTGATAGCTTGTGAGGTCGGCAAACCGGCAACCGTAAGACCCGCAAGTGCAGCGGCCAGGGTATCAAAGGGAATACCGGCTGCTGAAGCCGTGCCGGTGACTTGCGCTAACGAACTATTGAGTTCCGGAAGCTGAATCTGGCCTTTCTGGATTGCAGTGAAGAGAATATCGGAATAATCAGCCGCTTTATTCGTGCTTTCGCCATAGGCGTTTAGGGTTGATACAACTAATTTGGTCGTATCGTCCAGCCCTGCACGGCCAACAATCGATAGCCTTTCGGTTTGGGCGATTAATTCAAGCGATTTTTGATAATCAACACCCGCCGAGATGGCCGAATAAACCGCCCCATTAATCGAGGCGATAGATTGCGTTGACCCCGCTGCAAAATCCTGAATGTTGCGTTTAAAGGTGTCTGTCTGTTCTGCTGTACCGTTGAATAAAGTGCCGATCTCGCTAACCGACGACTGCATTTTGCTGGCTTCATTCACCGAAAAAGTGAGGAATGCAGATCCCAGAGCAACAACGGCGGTTTCGGCTTTTAACGCATAATCGGCAACATCGGATAACGGCTTAGTAATATTTGAGACCGAATCAACCGCACCGTCAAAATTGCTGCTGAAACTGGACAGCCCTTGACCGGTGTTGTCTATCGCACCAAAGATAATTTCGACTGTTCTTTGAATGTCAGCCATTTAATAATACCGACTCAACAACCAGAATATAAAACCCAGAAAAACAAGAACAGCAACAACGCTTGTAATGCAATGACGCTCACAAAACCTACAATATTCACTATCTTCATCGTCTAGCATTTTATGCCTGCCTTTTGTTTTTATCATGATAATATAGCTCCCAGAGTACCAATTCTGTACCGGTTATTTCACCGCATGGGAACAGGCTTTGTTTGTGTTCGTATAGATAGCCGCCTCGTAATTCGAGTAAGGCCATTAAGCCCCTGACTTCATCATTATGCCAGAGGCTTTCGGCTTTTTTATGTCCATGCCAAGGCCTGTAAGCCGCAAGATTTCATTAGTCAGTTGGTAGAACTCAATCGGGCGGGTTTCGCCCAGCTTTACCGCTACATCCAGTGTTATAACCGGATCAACACTACATTGCACCAGTTGTTCAAGCCGTTTGATGATTTCTGTATGGGTGTCAGCTTCAACCCCGATTGCTTTTTTCAGCTCATCAATCTGGCTTTTGTTTGAGGCTATCGCTTTTATGATCGCATCCAGGTTTTTATGTTTTGCGCCTGCATCCATCGCCTGAGCAATTTCATTTGCAGTTTGGCCGCGAACCTTCCAAAGATAAGCGTCATTTGCCGGATCGTCGAACCAATCAGCCAGGCCGGGAACATGAATTTCCTCAACTCGCGGCACGAATTGGGCGGTCATGAATTTTTGTGTGTTAAATGCCATAATAGTAATTTAATGTCCTATTCGTAGTGGGTAAACCAGGCTATCCATTTTTCTTCCCAGGTATAATCAACCCACATCCAGGGATTTGAATCGAAACCAAGACCTGCCAATATATCAAGATCATCTTTGGCCGTCTGGCTCGTCACCGTGTCTTTACTGCGTACAGCAATAAAATTCCAGGACACAAGATTTGCTCTATGCGCAATTTTTTGGGTATTCGAATAATACGTAACGCCCCAGCTAGGTAAATCACCATAAACACCACCATCCATGTAGCAGAACGGATAACTTGTGCAGGTAACTTTAAATATATCCCGGTTAGCAAACATTCTTGTTACGGTGTAGTTAGACCCGTATAAAGCCTGGATAGTACTAATACTCGTCTTATTAGCCGGCGGTGGCGGTGGCGGCACCGCGCAAGCCGGATTAGTGCGATTAGGTGTCCATATGGCTTTAGTAAGTGATATATGCCGTTGAACCGTCGCACTTTTACCAGTAGGACATATAAGATTAAATTTAAATAGGTAATTTTCAATATAGGACCCGCCTATCTTTGTCTGATTACTATGAAATTTCCAGCCAGTTACGATGCCCGTTGATAACTGGCTAATTTCTACGAACACCAAATGCTCAGAATCGTTATAAAAATGCGTTGTTACTATTTTATCGGCACCACCATACAAAGCGCGAAGATACGCTTGTAAATCAACATCAGTTTGATTTGTTGGGGTAATATTCCAGGCTGATGCCGTGAATGTAGCAAGAAGCATTACAATAGCTAATATTCTGGAGAAAATTTTAATAGTAGATTTCATAAAATACCTTTGAAAAAAATTATGATTGCTCAAAAAACATCCCTGTTTATACGTTTGTTTATACGTTGACTTCGATGGATTCGGAATCAGCCGAAATAGTACAAGCAGCCTGGATGCTATCGCCTGCCGGGAAGGTGCGGGCAATGCCTAATTTACCTTGTGTCAGCATATACGGGGTTTTATAACGATCTGGGAAAAACTTAAACCACAGAATTTGATTTTTCAGACCTACCAGCGCATCACCGATACCGTCATTCAGGAAAGCAGTAAATTTGCCTTGTCCCAAAGAACTGGAGCTGCTGCCCAGCGTCGAACCATAGACCTGCTTGGAGCTTACGCTGTTTGACGTTTCCGCTGGTGCAAAATCGGACGCCAGTTGAATATCAGCGAAGATAGGATCAGCATAGCTTGCATAAACCTTTTTAGGCACTGCACCGGTATGGATAGCGGGCAATGCAGATGCAAATTCGACGTTAGCATCTGCATAATTGATCTCGAAAATGGGATAGTCATAACGCTCTTGATGCAGACCTACAACCTGATAGATTTCAGCAGCGGCAACAGCGGCGGCTGAGTTTCCGGTATAGCGAACCTGTGCAATCTCAATTGAACCGACCGGGATTAATGGCGGTCCGCCTGCGGCTGCACGAGTTTCTGACAAGGCACTGGTAGAGCCATCGGTGCCCGCCACAATAGCAATTGCACCGGAGCTGTTGACAGTGATCGAGTTGATCTTGCTGACATTGGTTGCCGCACGAGTACAGGTTTGATCGACTGCGGCGTTGACAGTGGTTTTAACGCCTGCCAGGTAGCAACTTAAAGCCGCCACATCAATGGTGTTGTTGGCGACGGTAACGCTAGGAATAACAGCGCCGCCTGTAATCAGACCGTTAGGACGTACATCGGGTGCATAGCCTGATTTTTTAGAGAATAGCGTTGCAGCTGATTCGTAAATCTTGGCTCCTGCATCGGTGGTAAGAGCAGACATGGCATAAGCATTCTGTCCGGCCTCGTATTGTAGTTTTGCGTTTTCTGCTGATGGCATGGTTATTGCTCCTGTTAAGGTGTTTTTTGGGTGTATGGATCACCTAACGCAGTTTCGTAAGTGATGTTAAAAATAATGGTTATCGTTGAATAATTGCCGCCGTCCTGTGGGTAACCGGGCGAGGCGACAGCCAGTTCTGTTTTTAATGCCAGGGCGTTAAAAGTTCGGTTTGTGCCCATTATCAAAGCAATGACTTCACCCATGATGGCGTTAGCTTCAATGCTATGATTGACCGTTTTTTTTATGCATTCCACCGCAATGGGGAACTGCATTCGTTGTTTGTTGTATTGCACGCCTTGGCTTTGGTCTTCACCGTCCCAGATCGAAACAAAACGGCCATCAGTTTCCCCGACTGACCGATTAGCGCGTTCAACCGGCAAGGCGGATAACGCCGCCGCACGGGCCGCAAACTTGGAAATGATTTGTTCGCGGATCGTGACATAGGCAAAAATATCGGCTAAATGAGCCCAGGCAACCGCGCTGGTGCCTTCCTGTGCACGTAAGACGGTTAATACATCGCCACTTCTGGCGGTTATTTTGATCACTTCCAGCGCAGTAGCACTGTGCAATGTTGCCCGCTCCCAGTCACCGCCGGTCGGTGATGTAAATAATTCACCTGTGCCGGTTTCAAGCGTGATGGTTGTCGCGATGGCGGTTATTGCACCGCTGATTCTGGCAACGGCTGTGCTATATAGTTGTTCAGGCACTGGTTGCTAACCCCAATAAATAATCAGTTTGTGCTGCCAGCTCTCTAAGCAGGCGTTCAGCTGAGGTTTGTTCGATTTCATAACCCAGGCCCGGCGTGTTTTCATAAACAGAAGCCAGGTAAGGTCCTTTCAATTCATCAATCGGCAATCGCTTTGAACTTCTTCGATCAAACAAGCCGATATAGCCGTTTTGCAAACGGGCAAAGAAAGCATGACGAAAGCGCACAGGGGCTTTATTTTTAAATACCTTGACTGACACACCATTGCCGCTATCACGCGTGAACATATTGGCGGCAGTTGGGTTCGTCGTAAACGCGGCCAAAGGCATACGACGGCTTTTCATGCGCATCATCGCGCCCAGTTCATAATTGGTTGCACGGTCTTTGGTGATGTTGGCTTTGATCATGCTCGATTTTAGCGTGA